CCGCAGCGGGCGTCAACGGCCTGAGCCGCTACGCGACCGACCTCACCTACCGCTACACCGACGACGAGTACCAGTCGCTCAACGAGGGCGGCGTCGACATGGCGCGGCTCATTTACGGCGGCGTCGAGTCGTACGGATACCGCACGCTGGTCGACCCCGACGGTCCTCAGCAGACGTGGCTCGACCTCGGCAACGCCCGCCTCAACATGGCGATCGTCGCCGAGGCGGATCAGATCGCCGAGCGCTTCGTCTTCTCGCAGATCGACGGGCGCGGGCGCACGATCAGTCAATTCGGCGCAGAGCTTCGGGCGATGCTCGTGCCCTTCTACGAGGCCGACGCCCTCTTCGGGGCGACGCCCGACGACGCCTTCTTCGTCGACGTCGGCTCGCAGGTCAACACACCCGAGACGATCGCGGCGGGCGAACTGCACGCCGTGATCGAGGTCCGCATGTCGCCGTTCGCCGAGCTTGTCGTGATCGAGATCGTGAAGGTCGCGACGACGCAGTCGATCGCGGCGTGAGGGAAGGGAGGTAAGAGCAGTGAGGCAAGATCAGTACGACGTGAAGGTGAGTGTCGACGGGCGCGACCTCGGCACGTTCGACAAGCTCACGGGCGGCGAGATCGACTCAGAAGAGACGACCTTCAAGCCCGGTGCGATGGGCGCACGTATCTCGCTCGGCGGCTCGGTCAACGTCGGCGCGGTGACGGTGTCGGTGCTGTACGACCTCGCCCGGATTCACACGCTCGTGCACTGGCTGATCAGCCGTGTCGGGAAGGGCAGCGCCGTCGTCTCGAAGCAGCCGCTCGACGTCGACGGCATCGCCTTCGGGCGACCGATCGTGTACAGCGGCAAGCTCAAGCAGGTGAACCCGCCCGAGGTCGACAGCGAGTCGAGCGACGCGGCCCTGATCGAGCTTGAGATCACACCCGCAGGCACGGTCGCCTGATGCACGAGCACGACGACGAGACGCGCGTGCTCTCGACGAGCGACCTGCCCGCGCACTCGCAGGGCACGCACGACCACGAGCACACGTGGCCCGAGGCCGACCCCGATCTCGAGGTCGGTGTCGCCGCGTCGGGCAACGGCAAGCCGACGAGCGTGCTCGATGCGCTGCGTGCCGTGCGCGAGCGGCAGGCGGTCGAGCACACGCTCGATCTCGAAGTACCCGGCTGGACCGGGCTGCTCGCGCTGCGGCTCGGGCCGATCCCCGCCGTGCAGATCGCTCGCATCGCCGACCGCGTGCAGTCGTCTCGCTCGCCCGAGCGTGCCTTCAACGCGAACGCCGACATGCTGATCGCGGCGACGCGGGCAGTGCTCGGGCGGGCGTCGCGCTCGGGCGAGTGGGAAGTGCTACCGGGCGACAACGGCGAGCCGCTGCTGCTCGGCGAAGAGCTTGCCGAGAAGCTGGGGCTGCGGGCGACCCGTGCCCGCGACCTCGTGCGTGAGCTTTACGACCGGGCGAACGCGCCCGACCTCGCGCTCGGCTCGGCGGCTAACGACTACATCGAGTGGGCGACGACGACGAATGAAGAGCTAGACGACTCGATGCTGGGGGAATCACCGGCAGCGCCGAGATAAGCACGGCAGCCGTGCTCGCCCTGCGCGGCCTTCCGGCGTTGCAATTCCTCACGACAACCGACCCCGACGAGCGGCTGATGCTGATCGCGCTCGCCCGACGTGCGCAGCAGTTGCACGAGGTCGATCAGACGAACCTCGCCGTGCTCGTCGTCAACACACTCGCGAAGGCGATGAAGAAGCGCTAACCCGTGGCTGATTACGTCGAGATATTCCTCGCGCTCAAAAACGCGCGCAAATTCATCAGCGACGCCGACAAGTCGGGGCGCGCCGTCGAGGGCGTCGGCAAGAGTGCGCAGAAGGGCTCGAAGGCGGCGTCGAAGTCGTGGCGCAACATGACGCAGGTCATAGGCGGCACGGCGGTCTTCGCGGCGGCGGGCGTGTACATGAAGCACGCGACGCAAGACGCCGTCGACCTGCACGAAGAGATCAACAAAGGGCAGGTCGTCTTCGGGCGCTCGGCGGCGGATATCGAGCACTGGTCTGAGTCGAGCGCGACCTCGCTCGGCATGACCCGCGTCGAGGCGCTTCAAGCGACGGGCATCTTCGGCAACATGCTCGTGCCGATGGGCTACGCCCGCAAGCGGGCGGCGAGCATGTCGAAGGGACTCGTCAAGCTCTCGGCCGACCTCGCCTCGTTCAACAACGCTAGCCCGGAAGAGACGATGCAGGCGCTGCGCTCGGGGCTGGCGGGGCAGGTGCGCCCGCTGCGGCGCTTCGGCGTCTTCCTCGATCAAGCGCGGATCAAGGCGGTCGCCGTCTCGACGGGGATCGTAAAGGCGACGAAGAATACGGGGCTGATCAAAGTCGCCCAGCTTCGCGCCGAGGTCGCGCAGCGCAAGTACACGAAGGCGGTCGCGAAGCACGGCAAGCAGTCGACGCAGGGCTTGCAGGCGCTCGCGACCTGGCGCTCGGCGCAGCAGCGGGTCGCGAAGGCGGTGCAGGGATCGGTGCCGCAGTTGACGGCGGCGCAGAAGGCGACGGCGGCGTACCGAATCATTCAAATGGATACGAAAGACGCGCAAGGCGACTTCGCCCGCACGTCTGACGCTATGGCGAACCGGCAGCGCATCTTGCGCGCCCAGTTCGGCAACCTGAGCGAAGAGCTAGGGACGAAGACGCTGCCGATCATGCTCAAAGTCGCGGGCGTGCTCGTCGAAGTCATGAAGCACACGAACCTGCTGAAAGCGGCGCTGCTCGTGATCATCCCGCTCTTCGTCACCTATCAGGTGATGATCTTCGCCGTCACCGCCGCCGAGACGCTTTTCAACGTGCAGCTAAGCATCACGCAGGTGCTCATCACGGGCGGCGTCGTGCTCGCGATCTTCGCCCTGATCGCGGTCGGGTACCTGCTGATCAAGCACTGGGGCACGGTGAAGAAGGTCGCCGCGCAGGTGTGGGGCGCGATCTTGAAGGGCGCGCGCTTTGTCTGGCAGTGGCTCAAACGGAACTGGCCCTACATTCTCGGCGTGCTCGTCGGCCCGTTCGGGCTGGCGGTCGTCGCGGTCGTCAAGCACTGGGACAAGATCAAAGCGGGCGTGCGCAAGCTCGCCGACTACGTCATCAAGCAGTTTCAGCGCGTGGTCGACTTCGTGAAGTCGATCCCCTCGAAGATCGGCTCGCCCTTCAAGAAGGCGCTCGGCGGCGTCGGCGGCTTCGCGAGCAAGCTCAACCCGTTCGGCGGGCAGCACGGCGGCGTCGTGCCGCGAGCGTCGCGCGTGCTCGTCGGTGAGCGCGGTCCCGAGATGCTGACCTTGCCGACCGGGGCGAAGATCACGCCGCTGCCCTTCTCGGGCAGCGCCGCGCTCGCGGGCGGCGGCGAGGCAGTGATTCACACGCACGTGTACGTCGACCGTCGCGAGATCGCGAGGGCGGTCGGGCGGTACACGTCTGACAAGCTCGCGAGGCGCTGAGCGTGGCACCCGCGCCGCCTGTCGGCAAGGTGCGCGTCTCGTCGAAGAGCGGCGACCTCTCGGTCGAGGCGTGGCTCGCCGACGAGCGCCCCGACGTCGGCTCGGGCTTCGGCGGCTGGGACGTGATCGACCGCCCGCGCCGCAAGCCGCTGACGACGTGGAAGTCTTCGCCGAACCTGTCGCTGACGCTGCCGATCCTGCTCGACAACTTCGCGAGCGGCGTCTCGGTCGAGGGCGAGATCGCGACGGTCGAGAAGATGGGGCAGTCGGTGCACGGTGACGACCCGCCGATCTTGACCGTGAGGGCGAGCGGCGGTGCCGTGCCCTTCCAGGGGCGCGAGTGGGTGCTCGGCGAGCTTGCCTTCGGCGACGCCGAGATGAATACGGTCGGCAACCGCGTGCGGCAGTACCTCACGTTGACGCTGATCGAGCACGTCGACGACCGCTACCTGACCGAGCGCTCGGCGGCGAACCGTCGGCGGCGGTCGGCCCGAGGGAACAAGGGCCGAGGCGCGGCGGCGAAGCGAGTCGTCGCGAAGCGCTCGTCGAAGCATCCGAAGAAGACGACGCCGCACTCGCTCGCGCGTACGGCGACCGTCGACGAGGGCGACTTCGGCACGGGCGAAGACCTGCTCACGATCGCCGCGCGCGAGCTGGGCGACGCTGACCGCTGGGTCGAGATCGCCCAGCTAAACGGGCTGCGCGACCCGCGCGCGATCACACCGGGGCAGGTGCTACGGCTGCCGTGAGCGCGGAAGGCGAAGCGGTGTCGCTACCCGACCCAGCCGCCGTCGGCGCATTCCTGACGGGCATCGCGAGCGTGCTCAGCGCGGCGTGGGCGCTGCGCCGCCTGCGGCGGCTTGACGAAGAAGAGTGCGAAAAGCGCTTCGCCGCCTTTCGCGAGGGCTTGAAGCTCGGGAAGGGGGATGAGTGAGCAAGGCCACGATCGGCGGGCTGTCGGCGGCGCTCGTGCTCGCGAGCGCGTCGGGCTTTCTCGTCTCGACTGCGATCGGCGGCTCGTCGCAGCAGCCGACGCGCACGGTGACGGTCAACCTCGCTAACGGCGCGACCGGGCCGACCGGTCCCGCTGGGCCGCGCGGTCCGGCAGGGCCGCAGGGCGAGCGCGGGCCGCAGGGCGAGCGCGGCGCAACCGGGCCGTCGGGTGCGCAGACGTGCTCGGCTGGCTTCGAGCACGGCGTGCTCGTGATCAATCACCCCGGCGGGCAGGTCGCGATCGAGACGTGCTTGAGGAACCCGTGAGATGAGCAGCGCGCTCGCAGTCGTCCCGCGCGCGCCCGACCCCGAGGTCGACCTCGACCTCGCGGCGCTCAGGCTCGACGTCCCGCCCTTCGGCAAGAGGCGGCGCGGGCTTGACACGCGCATCGTCGAGAGCGTCACCGACGGCGAGCTTGAGCGCACGATCGAGGGTGCCTCGACGCTGAGCCTGACCGTGCACGACCCGAAGCGGGCGCTCTTGCAGTCGGGCATCTTCTCGAAGCCGATCGAGGTCACGCTCGGCCCTGAGCGCTTCCGTCTCGTGCAGGTGCAGAAGCAGGCCGACGACCTGACGCTGACCTTCGAGGATCGCGCCGTCGCGCTGCTGCGCCAGCGCTCGAAGCCGCGCCACGCGAAGCGCGGCGACGTCACGCGGGCGCAGTTCGCACTCTCGCTCGTGCGCGAGATCAAGCCGCCGCTTCCGTTCGTCTGCCCGGAGCTCAAGCAGCGGCAGCCGATCGTCGGGCAGCAGGCGAAGGGCAAGCTCGACCGCCGCAAGGCGCGCAAGGTGCTGCCGTACCAGTTTCGGCGCGGCGGCACCGACGGCACGCACGAAGACTCGTGGGCATGCCTGCAACGGCTGGCCGAAGAGGTCAACTGGCGCTGCTTCGTCTCGGCGGGCGCGGTCTTCTTCATCAGCGAGCCGCAACTGCTGAGCGCGAAGCGCAAGACGCTCGTCAGCGAGCAGACGCTCGGGGTGAGCGGGGTCGACTTTGAGATCGACAACGGCAAGGTGCGCAGCGAAGTGACCGTCACCGCGCGCTCGCGGCGCTGGGGCACGCCGCCCGGTGCGATCGTCGACCTGAGCGGCGTCGGCCCTGCCGACGGGCTATGGCTCGTCAGCGACGTGCGCCGCTCGCTCTTCGACCCCGAGGCGACGATCACGCTCAAGCGCGCGACGAAGAAGCTGCCCGAGCCTGCGCCCGAGACGCGAGAGGTCACACCGAAGACGGGCAAGCATCGCCGGGGCGACTCACCGAGCGGCGCGGCAGCGTCGAAGGCGTGGGCGGCAGCCGAGCGGATCGACGACGCGCACCTGCCCTACGTCTGGGGCGGCGGGCACGCGCGGGCAGGCTCGCCGAGCGGCGGCGGGTACGACTGCTCAGGCTCGACGGTCGCCGTGCTCGCGGCGGCGGGGCTGGGCTTCCGACCGGGCGGGCCGACGGCGACCTCGGGCACGATCGCGCGCTCGTGGGGCAAGTCGGGGCGCGGGACCGATCTCACCGTGTACGCGAACGACGTGCACGTCTTCATCGTCTTTCACACCCAGCACGGCGACGTGCACTTCGGCACGGGGCGCTGGGGGAAGAACTGGGGCGGGGCTGGCTTCAACCCGCAGATGCACCCGACCTCGGGCTTCACCGCTCGACACTGGCCGGGGGTGTGAGGCCGTGCCCGAGCTAAGCGACCTGATCACCCGAGAGCCGAGCCTCGCGAACGTCGTGCGCGGTCGCGTCGCAGTCTCGCCCGCGACGCCCGACGACGAGCTTCACGTCGTGATCGCGACCGCCGACGGCGAGCGCCAGCAGTGGGGTCCGTGCCCGTGGGCACCGTCGAGCAGCCTGCCCGCGCTCGGCGACGACTGCCTCGTGATCTTCGACGAGCGCGAGACGCCGTGGGTCATGACGCTCGCGCCCGTGTACGGCACGGGCGAACCCGGCCCGCCCGGTCCCGAAGGGCCAGAGGGTCCGGCAGGCCCGACGGGTCCGGCTGGCCCGATCGGGCCGCAGGGCGTGAAGGGCGACACGGGTGCGACCGGGGCGACCGGGCCGCAGGGTCCGACGGGCGCGACGGGCGCGCAGGGTCCGAAGGGCGACACGGGCGCGACAGGCTCGACCGGACCGCAAGGGCCGAAGGGCGACACGGGCGACACGGGCGCGACCGGGCCGACCGGTCCGGCAGGCACACCGGGCGAGAAGTGGTACACGGGCAGCGGCGCGCCGAGCGGTGCGACGGGCATCGTCGGCGACTGGTACGTCGACTCGGCGACGGGTGACTTCTACGAGAAGACGGGCGCGTCGACGTGGGTGCTGCGAGGCAGCCTGCGCGGGCCGCAGGGCGCGACCGGGCCGCAGGGACCTACGGGGGCAACTGGCTCGCAGGGACCGACGGGCGCGACCGGGCCGCAAGGACCGCAGGGCGACACGGGTGCGACGGGTGCGCAGGGTCCCGCAGGCGTCGGCGTGCCGACGCCCGTCGGTGCCGATGGGCAATTCATTCGGGCGGCGGGCGGCGTCGCTATCTGGCAGAGCTACACCCCGCCCGACGCGACCGCGAGCGCGAAGGGCGTCGTGCAGCTTGCGGGCGATCTCGCGGGCACCGCCGACTCGCCGCAGATCGCGGCGAACGCGATCACCGTCACCGAGCTAGCCGACGATGCAGTCAGCGCCGCGAAGATCGCCGCGAACGCCGTCGGCACGAGCGAGCTTGCCGACGGCGCGGTCGACCTGGCTGCTTTCGCGACGGGGGCGCTGCCGAGCGAATTCGCGGCGGGCACGACCAGCACGATCACATCCGACACGAACTTTCGCGCCTACACGCCGAGCAAGTCGTCGTACTGGTCGCGCGGGCTGGCGCTGCTCAACCCGACCAACTGCTACATCGGCTTCGGGGCGGCGGCGGGCACGTACTTCGTCTTCCTCGGCGCGACCAACTGGACGGCGGCGGCTGGCTCGACCCTCGGGCTTTTCTTCATCAAAAACGATGCGTCGATCTACCTCGGCTGCGGGGTCACGGCAACGCTTCAGAAGGGGGCATCCCCTGCTCAAGCGGGCGTCTTCTCGATGGGTCCGTACAACGCCGCCGCGAACGACACCCTCAAGCCGTTTATCTACTGCTCAGGCGGCGGCACCTGCCAGATCAACATCGGTGTGTACCGGGTCCCGTGAGGTACGAGGTCATGACGCCGAGCGGGATCATCTATGTCGTCGAGGCTGCGAGCGCTGACGAGGCACGCGAGACGATCGCCGCCGACTTGCACGACGAGGCAGCCTGCGCCCCCGCCGATCTCGTTGTGAGCGTCGCCCCGCTTGAGCCGCCGCCCGACGTGGAGGTGCCCGCCGCGTGACCGACATACCGCACTTCGACCTGCCCTTTCGCTTCGCCTCGCCGCAGGCGGCGGTCGTCGAGCAAGACTCGATCGAAGAGATCGCCGAGTGCTGCCTCGCGATCTTGCTCTGCCCGCTCGGGTACCGCGTCGAGCTTCCCGACTTCGGGATCGCCGACCCGACCTTCGCGACCCCGCTCGTCGACCGCGCCGCGATCCGCACCGCCGTTGAGACGTGGGAGCCCCGAGCGGCGCTCGTGCTCTCGCAGGAGATCGACGACGTCGACCAGCTTGTGCAGCGCGTCAACGCGCTCGTGCAAGTGCGAACCGAAGAGTGAGGTAGCCGCATGACCTACATCCCCGTACCGATCGAGACTGACCCGACCGACCTCGCCGAAGACGCCTTCGCCTACCTCGAAGAGCAGGTACCGGGCTGGCTGCCCTCACCGGGGAATCTTGAGGCGTGGCTGATCGAGTCGCTTGCGCAGACGGCGGGGGAGCTTCGCGAGCTTGCCGCGCTCGTGCCCGACGCGATCTTCGAGTATTACGGCTCGTCGATCCTCGGGCTGCCGCCCTACGAGGCAACGCAGGCGACGGGCGTCACCGACTGGGTGATGATCGACGCGGCGGGCTACACCGTCGACGAGGGCACGCTCGTCGCGATCTCGCCGCCCGCCTCGATCGACAGCTACGCCTTCGAGGTCGTCGACGCCTTCACCGTGCCGCCCGGTCAGACGACGCAGGCCGACGTCGCGATCAGGGCGCTCGAAGCGGGCGCTGAGGCAAGCGGGCTGACGGGCACGGTCGAAGTGCTCGACGCGCTCGACTTCGTCGACAGCGTGACGCTCGACGGGGCGACCACGGGCGGCGTCGACGCCGAGGCGACCGACGACTACCTCGACCGCCTGAGCGACCTGCTGACGCTGCTCTCGCCGCGCCCGATCCTGCCGCAAGACTTCGCCGTGCTCGCGCAGCGCTCGGTGCCCGAGGTCGCGCGCGCGACCGCGATCGACTTGTGGAAGGGCGACACGGGCACGCCGAATACGCCCCGCTGCGTCTCGGTCGCCGTGATCGACGCGGCGGGCGAGGCGTGCTCGTCGACGGTGAAGGCCGAGGTCGACGCGCTCTTGCAGGCGCAGCGCGAGGTCAACTTCCTCGTGTACGTGATCGACCCGACGTACTCGACGATCGACGTCAGCTTCGACGTCAGCGCGTACCCCGGTTACACGAGCACCGAGGTCGTCGACCGCGTCGTCGAGGCGCTGACCGCATTCCTCTCGCCCGCGAACTGGGGCGTGCCGCCCTACGGCGACACGAGCGGGCGCTCGTGGATAAACGACACGACCGTGCGCTACCTCGAAGTGACTCAGGTCGTCAACGAGGCCGAGGGCGTGCACTACGTGAAGACGCTCACGATCCGCAAGGCGGGCGGCACGATGGGCACGAGCGACGTCGTCATGACGGGCGCTGCGCCGCTGCCGCGACCGGGCGCGATCGCGGGCACCGCCGAGGTCGAGGCATGAGCGTCGACAACCTCACGATCGACGGCGTGCGCGACGTGCTCGACGAATTGGTCGAGCGCGGCGTGCTGCGGGTCGTCGGCGAGCGCGACGGCGAGCGCATCTACGACGTCGTGCCCGAGCAGCCCGAGGTCGAGGCATGAGTCGCGGCGAGCTTGCGGTCGCGAGCACGCTGCCGCTCGGCGCGCACCCGCTCGACTCGCCCGACCCGCCGACCGACCTCACGCCCGAGTCGTTCGCCGAGACGCTGTACGTCGCGCTCGCCCCGCTCGCGCGGCAAGACCCCGACTACGACTGGTCGCTGCTGATCCTCTGCAACGCGATCGGCGCGATGTACCAGCTACTCGACGACCTCGAACGCGACACGCCCGAGGGTCCGGGCTGGTCGCCGCTCGTCGACCTCAACCGCTGCCCCGACGACGCGCTGCCGTGGCTGGCGCAGTTCGTCGGCGTGCGTCTGCTGCCCGACACGACGCCCGCCGAGCAGCGCGCCCGGATTCTCGCGACCGACGGCTGGCGGCGCGGCACGCGCGAGGCGATCGAGAGCGCGACGGCGGCGACGCTGACGGGCACGAAGAGCGTCGTCGTGCGCGAGCGCGACGGCGGCGACGCCTACGCCCTGCGCGTGCAGACGCTCGTGCGTGAGACGCCCGACTCGGCGGCGACGCTGAGCGCGATCCTCTCGCAGAAGCCCGCAGGGATCGTGCTCACCTACCAGACGCTCACCGGGCAGGACTACCAGACGGTCAAGACCACGAACGCGAACTACACCGCCGTGAAGACGAAGTACGCGACGTACACCGGCATGACGAACGACACACCGGGCGCGTAGCCCGACTGACCTGATCAGCGAAGGGGGACCGCATGGGCGGGACGACTGCCACGTACCTATTGCCGTACCCGGTCGCGAGCGACCCCGCCGACGTGCCCGTCGACGTGAAGAAGCTCGCCGACCGTCTCGAAGTCGTGCTCGCGCAGTTGCAGGCGGCGACCCCTGCGCAGCCCGACCCCGGTGATCTCAAGTGGGTCGGCTACCCGGTCGCCGCTGGCTCAGAGGCGACCCAGTGCCCCGGCTGGCTGCTCTGCGACGGGCGCGAAGTCTCGCGCACGGGCGCGACGGCGGCGCTCTTCGCGAAGGTGGGCACGGCGCACGGGGCGGGCAACGGCTCGACGACCTTCAACCTGCCCGACGCGCGCGGGCGCGCGGCGATCGGCGCTGGCACCGGACCGGGGCTGACGGCGCGCTCGCTCGGGCAGAAGGTCGGCGAAGAGTCGCACCTGATCTCGGTCGGCGAGATGCCCTCGCACGACCACGGCGGCGCGACGAGCGCGGGCACGCTTCCGGCGCACTCGACGAACCCCGGATCGACGGGCGAGGGCACGACCGACGCCGCCTCGACGGGCACGGGCACGTCTGGCTCGACGACGCCCGCGACGACGACCTCGGGCGCGACCGCGCCGTCGCTCACGACCGTCGCGGCGGGCGCGCATCAGCACGACACCGCTGACGGCACGGGCGAATTCATGACGAACGACAGCAGCACGATCACCGTCGGCTCGGGCGGCACGGCCCGCTACTACGCGCAGAAGTTGCAGCTAACGAACGTGGCGGGATCGCACACGCACACGGGCACGGTCGCGAGCCATACCCACACCTGCCCGCAGTCGGCGCACACGCACACGGTGCCCTCGCTGACGATCCCCGCGCTGACCGTGAACGCGCTTTCGATTCCCGCGCTCGGGATCAACGCGCAGCCGATCCCCGCGCTGACGATCGCGGGGCAGGGCGGCGGCACGGCGCACAACAACGTGCAGCCGAGCTTCGTCGCGAATTGCCTGATCAAGACGTGAGGTCGACCTCGAAGGGAGGGGTGATGAGCAGACAACGACGACGACTACTCGAACGCTTCGGGGGCGACCGCCCGCCCGAGGTCGGCGACCGCGAGTCGGGTCGCTACCGCGAGCCGCCGCCGTGGACTGAGGAAGAGATCGCGGCCTTCTTCAAGCGACTCGGCGACCTGAAAGCCGCGCCGCTCTCGATCTCGAGCTCGCCCTTGCCGTGGGTGATCGGACCCGGCCCGCGTCCCTCGAATACGAGCCGCATCACGCGCACGCTGTACGCGCCCGACAACCCGAATCAGAAGACGCAGTCAGACGGGAAAGACGTCAAGGCGTATAAGCGCATGCTCAGTCGAGCGGGCGGCTTCTGGAAGTGGCAAGAGTTTACGACCGAGTACACCGACGCCTTCGCCCACGGCGCGACCGGGCCGACTGGCTCGGGTCCGGGCGTCGACGGCTTTCGCGACGCGCTCGGGATCGGCGACGGCTCGGGCACGCTCAACGAGCGCGTGTACCACGCGCTGCTGTACGGGAAGGTGCCCGAAGGCTCGACGCACGCGGGCGAGTGGGTCTGCGACCCGACGAGCGAGACGCTGCTCGAAGAGTATTACCAGGCGTGGCAGCGTGATCACCCGCCGCCGAAGGCCGCGCCCGACGAGCCTGAGAAGCAGCCTGAGAGCGCCGACGATCAGAAGAAGAAGGTGCGCAACGCGATCGCCGACTACTGCCGCCGCTCGATCAACAACGAGCCGGGGATTCACTACGAGCAGATACGCCCGATCGGGTGCTTCGGCATCCCGCCCGAGCAGGGCTTCACGACCGACTGCTCGGGGCACTCGACCTGCGCGTACTACTGGGCGCGCAAGGTGACGGGCATCGCCGTGCCCGACCCGAACGACAACGGCTACAACGGCGCGGGCTACACGGGCACGCTCGTGAATAACCCCGAGTGTCACCCGAACTACCTCGTGGGCGACCTCGGTATCTACGGCTCGTCGAAGGGCGACACCGAGCACGTCGTCACCTGCTACGACGACGGCGACGGCGACTCGTCGAAGTGGTGCTCGCACGGGTCCGAGGCCGCGCCGTATTCGGTCGCCCTGCACTACCGCAGCGACCTCGTCTGCGTCGTACGCCCGCCACTGCTGCCCTAGCAGCCGTGGAGGGGCGCGCGCTCTCGGTCCGCAAGCCCCGAGCGCGTTGCCCCTCCCCCGAGGGAAGCTACGCCGCCCGCGCGCGGCGGGCATCACTCGGGCGGGGGATCAGAAGGGCAGGTACAGGCAGCCGAGCGCGCGGTGCACGTGATCGAGCACGCAGCAGATGCACACCGCGCAGGTCGCGAGCAGTGCGATGTGCTCGCCCTCGTCGCGCGCCCGCTGCTTCGCCTCGCGGATCAGTTCGGCGACGCGGTTGTGCGAGAGCCGCGCGTGCGGGGCGAGCTTGCGCGTCGATGCGCCCGCCTCGTTCGCTGCCAGCAGCGCGACTAGAAACTCATCGCGCACCGCCTCGGCACGCGCGGCGACCTCGTCGACGCGCCGCAGGGCGTCGCCGAGATCACCGTCGTGCCGCAGTCGTTGAGACGACATGGGGCGATCATGGCACTCGGCTCGCTGCCGAGGGGCAGCCGTAACCGATCCGTGACAAGTTTCCTGCGCAGTTTCCGACATTCGCTTCGGCGGGCTGCGTGTAACCCTTTCCGCACGCGGTTACATTCCCGCTCGCAGGCAACGACGAGCTAGGGCCGGAGAGAGGCGCTTCGGCAAGGGGGGATCGAAGCGCCATGCCGCCCACGGCGCACGGATTCTGCGAACCTGAAAAGAGGGCACACTCGCCGAGGCGTGGCGCGTGTGCCCTCTTCGCGCCGCAGTCTTGTACGTCAGTCGACGACGATCGGCGGCGAACCTTGCGCCCTGCTCGGCGTGCGGCGTTTGTCAAGCGCGGGCGTGACTTTCTTCGGATTCGTGCAGGTGCAGGGCGAAGTGCATCGCATCCCTGTCGGATACGTGTCGGAAAGCCCGTCGGATTCGTGTCGGAAAGCGTGTCGGTCGTGGTACGGGTAGGGGCGTGACTCGCCCGCTTCCCCTCGCCGCGCGCATCTTCCAGGGCCGCGAACGCAAGACGCTGACGCAGGCCGAGCTAGCGCAGAAGCTCGGCGTCGCGCCGCGCACGGTTGAGCGCTGGGAAGCGGGGGAGGTGATACCCAGAGCGCGTCACATCGACGCCCTTGCCGTGTACCTCGACCTCGACCGCGTTGAGCTTGAGAAGCAGCGGGCGCTCGAACGCTGGGACCGACGACCCGGCCCGAGGCGCGCCACGAGAGAGGCGGTCGAGACGGCGTGAGGGCATGCCGCTGCTGTCACTGCACGCGCCGTCGGCTGCTGGTCGCCTGCTCGGGCAACCGCGAGCAGGTGCGGCTCGTCGAGGCCGACGTGCGCGAGCGGCGCGCGAACGAGCGGCGCTGGCAGCGCTCGTACCGCGCAGCGAAGGCGGCGGTCGCGTGACGGGCTGGGCGCTGCTGATCATCGGCGTCGCCCTCTTCGTGCTCGTGCAGTCGACGCGCCCCGATCGCGACGCGCGGCGGCTGGAGCTCCAGCGCGAGCGCGAAGACCTCGGCCCGAACGAGTACGAGGTCGTCGGCAGCAGCGGCGTGATCGTCTCGCGACGCTGCGAGGGCTGCGGGCTGGACGCCCTGCAAGAAGACGGCACGTACGAGGGCGGGCGCTGGCTCTGCGCCGACTGCCTGCTCGACGCGACGGGCGTGCTCGCGCAGCGGCGCGGCAACGTGATCAGGCTCGACGACTATCGGCGGCGGGCGTCGTGATCGTGCGCTGCTACCTCGTGCTCGGGCAGGCGCGCGGCAACGTGCGGGTGCGGCGCGTGACGCAGAAGCGCCCTTACCTCGACGCCGACGAAGCGCTCGTGCGGCTCAAGCTCGACGTGCCCGACGACGCCTTCGACGCGCCGCTGCTGACGGTCGAGATCGAGAAGCGCGAGATCAGGATCGCGGTCGAAGCCGAGGAACCGCTCGAAGAGGTCGAGGCGTGAGCGAGCGCCCGTCGCCCGAGGCTGCGGCGCAGGCGCTCGCCGAAGTGCTGGCCCGGAAGTTTCCGAACCTCGACGTGCACGCGGGCGGCAGGGGTAAGCGCCTGCCGCCCGGTGCGCGCCGCTTACGCGGCGCTCTTCCAGTCGATCCCGAGACGCTTCGTGACGTCGACGTGCGCCGAGCGCGGAAGCGGCGGCGCGACCTCGACGCGGTCGATCAGTAGGCGGGCGACTTGCCGCTGCCCGTCGAGATCGAGTGCGTCGTACCCCGCAGGCGTCGGGATCGACTCGGCGGCTTCGGCAGCGGCGGCACGATCCTCGTACGCCGCCCGCGCCTTCGCCTCGCGGTCTTCGCGCGCCTTCTTCCCGCGCACGAAGGTCGGGTCGGTCGCGGGCACAAGCTCGACGAACGCGCCGAGGTCTTCGCGCGCCTCGTGCCATGCCCGCCGCCGTGCTTCGAGGTCGCGGCTATTCGAGACGATCCCGAGCCGCGCGTCTTTCAGCACGTCGCGAAGCTCGGCGTCGAGGTAGCCGTCGGCGATCGTCTTCGTGACGAAGACGGGACGCGGGCACGAGCCGTCGCGCGACGAGCGCGTGCAGCCGTAGCTCAGCGTCTTACCGCGACCCCGAACCGAGAGCGACTTCTTGCAGCCCGAGCAGGTGAGAAGCCCTGCTGCCAGCCCGCCGACGTAGTTGCCGCTCGACGGCAGCTTGCGCACCTGCTGCACGCGCCGCCACTGAGCGCGGCCGACGATCTCTTCGTGCGCGTGCTCGTTGCGGCGCTTGCCGATCTTGACGACACCGCAGTACGTCTCGTTGCGAATGATCGCGTGCAGCGTGCCGTGAGTCCACGAGCCGCCCGAGGGCGACGGCGTGCCCGCGTCGTTGAGCTTGCGGGCGATCGCCGCCCACGAGTGCCCCGCGTCGCGCAGGTCGAAGATGCGGCGCACGACGGGCGAAGTGACGGGGTCGACCACGAGCGCCTTCTCGGGGCGCTCGGGGTCCGTCTTGACGCCGTGCTCGTCGGCGTTGCGGCGGTAGCCGTAGGCGACCTTCGCGGGCACGCCGTCGACAATCTGCTTGTCCATCAGCCGCCTCGCGCGCTCGGCGGCGGTCGCGCCGACCATATCGCTGACGACCGCCATCATGCCCGTGACCATGCGCCCGGTCGCCGTGCGGTAGTCGACGCCCGGAAGACCCGCGATGATCACCTGCCCGCCCGCCGCCTCAAGCTCGTCGTAGAAGATGCCGACGCGCCGCCAGTTGCGCGTCAGGCGGTCGCCGTAGCTCACGACGACGCCGTCGCTCTTGCCGTCGCGCACGCGCTGCACAAGCGTCTCATAGACGCCCGTCTCGTGAAGCGTGCGGCCCGACTGGTCGAGCATCTTGAAGGTGCGGCCGATGCGCCCGTCGGCCGACTTCGCGGCTTCGCGGTTGCCGTGCCGCTGGTCGTCGATCGTCTTCGTCGACTCGGCCGACTCTTCGCGCCCATTCATGCGCGAGACGCGGATCAGTTCGTCAAACGTGTAGCTCATCGCTGTACCTCTTTCGTCAGGGGGGAACGAATGACTTACTACACTTTAGCCGCTATCACTCGTGGTCGCAACCGTTGTGTACTAACTAGCGGAAGCGGCCTAGCCAAGCCAGATACGGCGCGGGGGGTCCGGCCCGACCGACCTTCGGCAGCGACGGGACTGGGCGAAGAATGCGCCCGTCGCCCCTCCGCGTCAAGGGCGGCGGCGTGAAGGCGCGGGCGCAGCGTGCAGCCGCCGCCGCTGGCGCGTCAGTCGTACTCGCGCTGCCCGCCGCCGCCGCTTCTGAGCCGCACCCGCCGCCGCCGCCGCAGCCGCCGCCGCCGCCCGCGCCGCCGCCCGTCGACTGGCAGGCGCGCTACGAGGCCGAGCACAAGCTCGCGACGAAGCGGCTGCGCCTCTGGCGCAAGAGCGAGCGGCGATCGCAGCGGCGCGTGCGGCGCTGGCGGCAGGCGGCGATCACGACCCTCGGCCCGGTGCGGGCGGGGCTGCTCTGCATTCACGGCGGCGAGGGATCGTGGCGCGACTCGGGCGACCCGTACTGGGGCGGCTTGCAGATGGACCGGCAGTTTCAGTTGACCTACGGGCGCGCGCTCGTGATGCGCTTCGGCTGGGCGTCGAACTGGCCCGCCGCCGCGCAGCTTGCCGTCGGCGAGGTCGCCTACTTCTCGGGCCGGGGCTTCGGGCCGTGGCCGAACACGCGAAAGCCCTGCGGGGTCTGAGGGAGGTACAGCGCAGTGAGTGAGCACGACGTCGAACTGACGATCGAGACGGTCACGCCCGAGCAGGCGCTCGCGTGGCTTGAGTCGAACGTCGACAACCGCACGATACGACCCGCCCGCGTCGCGCAGTACGCGCGCGACATGGCGCTCGGCGCGTGGCACGTGACGGGCGACCCGTTGCGCTTCAACGGCTCGCAGCTATTCGACGGGCAGCATCGCTTGCTCGCCTGCGTCGAGGCGGGCGTGCCCTTCACGACCGCGATCGCGCGCGGCATCGCCGTCGGCGCGCACGCGGCGATCGACGTCGGCGCGACGCGCTCACTGGCAAACGAGCTTCGCTGGCGCAACGAGACGAACGCGCCCCTGCTGGGCGCGACGCTCGGCGTCATCTGGAAGTACGAGAACGATGCTTTCCTCGACCCGCGCAAGCAGCCGAGCCGGGGCGAGCTTCTGCAACTGCTGCGCGAGCGCCCGCGCATAAAAGACTCGCTCGGGCTGGCGACCCAGACTGCGAAGGCGGTGCGCATCCCCGCCTCGACGATCGCGGGGCTGCACTTTCTCTTCGGGCAGCACGCGACCGAAGAAGAGGCGACGAGCTTCTTCTACCTCGTGCGGATCGAGGGCGCGGCCGAGAAGGGCACCGGGCCGTTCGTGCTGCGGCGCTACGCGCTGCGCTCGTACATGCAGAAGACGACGCGCCCGACTCAGGCCGAGTGGGTCGCGCTGACGGTAAAGGCGTTCAACGCCTGGATGCAGGGCGCGTCGATGAATCACCTACGCTGGCGACGCGGCGGCGGTAAGGCCGAGGCATTCCCGTCGATCGTGCCGAGCGCCTTCATCGGGGAAGACCCCGAGTGAGCTACGGCGGGCCGTGCATCTTCTGCGGGCGGACGGTCGAGGCCGAGCACGCCGCCTACCCGATCACCGGCTTCGAGACGACGCGCAAGGCGGGCGGCGCGAATCGGATACTCGGACGCGAGCGGGTGCCCGGTCAGATCGCGCACGTGTACTGCGCCGAGAGGCACGTCGCCGCGAGGCGGCGCGGGCTGGAAGGGCAGGCGTCGCTTCTATGAGCGTGACGGTCACGCTCGACTACGAGGGCGCGCTGCGCACGATCGTCGCGACCTCGATCGACGAGGCGCTGCGGGTCGCCTTCGACGAGTGGGGCGAGTGGGATGCGATCGCCTCGATCTCGACGCCCGAGACGATCGCGCTCGACCTCGGGCGCGAGGCGGCGGCGTGAACGAGAAGCAACTGCAAGCCGCCGTCGTCGACGCCGCGCTCGCGCTCGGCTGGCGGGCGTACCACACCTTCGACTCGCGCCGCTCGGCGGCGGGCTTTCCCGATCTCGTGCTCGTGCGCCCGCGCTTGAAGAAGCACTCGCCGCCGCGCCTGCTCTTCGCCGAATTGAAGACCCAGCGCGGGCGGCTGACGCCGGATCAAGCGCACTGGCGCGACGCGCTCACGCAGGTCGAGCTCGAGATCGACTTTCAGGTCGGGAAGCGCGGACCGCTCAGCGTGCACGTCTGGCGACCCGAGCAGTGGAACGACGGCACCGTCGAGAAGGCGCTGCGGTGAAGCCCTGCCTGCTCGATCTCTACTGCGGCGCGGGCGGCGCGTCGATGGGCTACTCGCGCGCGGGCTTCGACGTCGTCGGCGTCGATCACCGCCCGCAGCCGAGCTACCCGTTCGACTTCGTGCAGGGGCACGCGCTGGCCGTGCTCGGCGACCTGATCGCGACCGACGAGATCGGCGGCTTCGTCGCGATTCACGCCTCGCCGCCCTGCCAGCGCTTCACCGCCTACCGCCGCGCTCACACGAAGCAGCGCGACTACGGCGACTGGATCGGACCCACGCGCGCGCTGCTGATCGAGAGCGCCCTGCCCTACGTGATCGAGAACGTGCCGCGTGCGCCACTGAGAGCGCCGTACACGCTCTGCGGCGTCAGCGTCGGGCTAGCGGTCAAGCGGCACCGCCTCTTCGAGACGAGCTTCGACATGACCGTGCCGCCCTGCGCCTGCGGCGGCTGGCAGCCCGCCCAGTACGACCGAGGCTCGCGCCACATCAGGCCGAACGATCGGCGCACGGTCGCGATCGGCGAGTGGCGCATCCCGCTCGCCTTGCAGCGCGAGGCGATGGGGATCGACTGGATGAGCGTCGGCGAGCTTTCGCAGGCGATCCCGCCGCGCTACACGGAACTGATCGGGGCGCAGTTGCTCGACCGCTTGTCGTGGCGCTGGCGGGGCGAGCAGCTAACCCTCGACGACGCGGCGGTCGGCGAGTGAGTACGTGGGCGTGGGTCGTGCTCGCGATCGTCTCGGGGCTGGTCGTCGCGAATGGGCTGATCGTCGTGCTCGCGCTGATGATCGCGGCACGCGCCGCCGACGTCGCGAACGACCTGACGGCGGCGTGGCACGAAGAGCACGAGCGCAAGGTCGACCCGACGGGCTGGGTCGAATGAGAGCGAGCGACACGGGGGTGAGCCGCTGCCGCTCGTGCCGCGCGCGGATCGTCTGGGCGATCACCGAGCGGGGCAAGCGCATGCCGCTCGACGAGCAGCCGAGCGCCGAGGGCACCTTCGTCGTGCGCCCCGTGTACGGCGACGGCGTCGTCGTCTTGCGCGCGATCTCAGCGCCCGAGGCGGGCACCGACGAGCCGAAGCACACGTCGCACTTCGCGACCTGCCCGCAGGCTGACCGCTGGCGGCGAGCGCGGTGAAGATCGCGGTCGGCGACACCGTGCGCACGCCCGAGGGTCTTGAAGGGCTGGTCGTGCTGATCCGACGGCAGGAGGTACCGCACGGCGCGCACTGGCGGCTCGACGAGAGCGACCCGAGCTACGCGCCGCTCAAGACGTACGCCGTGGTCGAGGTACGCCCGCAGGTGCAGGCGACGTACAGCGACGACGTGCTCGTGCTCGTCGAGCAGGGCACGAACGCATCACGCGCGCGCGCGCGCGAGACGAGAGGGGGTGGCTGACCGTGTCGTGGCTCAGGCTCGACGACGACTTCGCCCAGCATCCGAAGGTCGTCAGGCTCGCTCGGGGCGACCGCTGGACCTGGCTCGAAGTGCTCTTGTACTGCGCCCGCTATCGCACCGAAGGGCACGTGCCCGAGGCGATCGGCGAGGCGATCAGGGCGGCGACGCCCGCCTTCCTCGACCGCTGCCACACGGTGCGCTTGCTCGACCTCAACGGCGACGGCTACTTCGTGCACGACTGGCGCGAGTACAACCCGAAAGACCCTACGGCAGCCATTCGCCAGCAGCGCAAGCGTGACCGAGAGCGTGACGCTGACCGTGACGCCGACCGTGACGAAAGCGTGACGGAGCGTGACGAAGGCGTGACTCGCGTGCGCGCGCGCGCTGGCAGCCGCGCGCGTCCCGTCCCGTCCCTAGCGCCTACGGCGCTAGGGCTAGGGACGGAAGCGCAGCTAGATACGCCGCCGACGCCGCCGTCGTCGTCGCAAGCGACGCCGTCGTCGTCGGCGGGCGACTGGGTCTGCCCGCAGTGCGGACCGCTGAGCGGCAAGCAGTACCGCGACGAGGCAGGGCAGGCCGAGCACATGCGCAACGTGCACGGCGTGAAGCCGGGTGAGGCGGGCTTCTGAGTGAAGACCTCACTGATGAGCAGGTACGCGCGCAGGGGCTGTACTTCGCGCGGCGCTACCTCGCGCACCTGTACGCGCTCGACGGGGGCGACCCGCTCGGCGAGCCGAGCGATCCCGAGGGCACCTGCGACGACTGCGAGCAGAGCGCCTACGAGCGCTGGGCGTACGGGCGCTTCGTGCTCTGCCGCCGCTGCACGACCCGACGACTACGAGCACGGCTACGGCTAGAAGGGAGAAGCGATGAACGCGGAGCCGAGCACGACGGCACCGAGGCGGCGAGTCGAGACGGTGATCGACCAGGCCCGCCTGCCAGCGGTCCGATCTTCTGAGACGTCGCTCGACGACGTCGCCCGCCTCGGCATGTGGCTCGCCGCTGCCGAGAGCGAGAGCCGCGACCCGAAGGCGCTCGGCGCTGCGGCGGCGCTGCGGCTCGCCTTCGCCCGCGAGCTAGGGCTGCCGCTGACAGCGGCGAGCGAGGTACACGTGATTCGAGGGCGGCTCTCGCTCGGCGCGCTGCTGCTGCGGGCGCTGGCCGAAGAGCAGGGCTTCGTCGTGCGCAAGACGCCCGAGAGCGACCGCGAGTCGTGCACGGCGGTGATCTCTCGCGAGGGCGAAGAGCTAGGGCGCGTGACGTGGTCGACCGAGACGGCGACCGCGCGCGGGCTGCTGCCCGCGAAGGCTGGCTCGGGCTGGGCGCGCAACCCCGACCGGATGCTCTGGGCGCGCGCCTCGACCGATGCGATCCGCGACTTCGCGCCCCGCGTCGCGGTCGGGCTGCTCGTGACCGAAGAGCTTGACGAGGTCGTCGACGTCGTGGAGCCCCAGCCGACCGCGCCCGCCGCCGCCCCGCTGCTCGCGAGCGGCGGGCACGGTGCCTCGTACGAGCCTGACCCCGAGCCGATCCCCGGCGTCGACGAGCCTGCGCCGCCGCCTGACGTGCCCTACGACGAGGCGGGCAACCCCGACGACCCAGCAGTCGCGCAAGAGGCAGAGGCGCGGGAGAAGGCCGCTGAGGTCGTGCCGTGGGATCGCAAGCAGCAGCGCAGGCTCTTCGCGATGCTGGGTGAGCTAGACAAGAGCTTCGAGCCGCCGATCGACCCCGAGGTCGGGATTCGCTACGGCGACTGGAAGTCGGTCGCGGTCGAGACTGCCGACAAGCGCTGGGGCAAAGACCTGAAAGACCTCAGCTACGACGAAGCCGAAGAGCTGATCAAGCGCGTCGACGCTCGTCTGAAAGAGCTACGCGGCGAGCAGCAGCCGCCGACCGACCCTGCCGAGGGGGATATCCCGTACTGAATCCGTTACTCTCAGCGCGTCTCGTGGCATCCGACTGAGAGGTACGGCACATGAGCGAACCGTCACCCGCACTGCGCGAAGCGCTCGCGGCTGCGATCGAGCCGATCGAGAAGCAGCTAGAGACGATCGAGCAGGAGATCGCCGAGCTTGAGACTCGTCTCAACGAGCGGCGAAAAGATCGAACTGCGGCGCGTAACGTCTTGCGCCAGCTTGACCCCGAGAAGTACGGCAAGCCCGGACCGAAAGCGAAGAAGACGACGTCAGGCAAGGGCGACAACATCGCGCCCGAGAAGGTCGACGAACTGCTCGACTGGCTGCGCGAGCACAAAAACGGCGACGAGTTCACGACGTCGTCGCTCGCCGCCGACGATCCGATCGGGCGAGGCCCGGCGTCGATTCACGCGGCGCTCACCGTCTTGCAACGACGCGGGCTGATCAGGCTCGACCGTCACGACCGCAACGCGAAGGTGTACCGCCTGACGCGCGCAGGGACAGCGGGCAAGTGAGCCGCAACGGGGGGAAGAAGCGCGCGAGCCTGTACGACTTTCGCGACCTCGACCTGCTGCTCAAGATCGAGGCCGAGGCCGACGACGAGGGCTGGGTCGAGACTGAGCACGCCGCCCGCGCGCTCGGCTTCGGCGACGAGCAGCGCCCGCTCGGTATCCGCTTCGCTTGGATGCGCCGTTACGGGATGCTCGAATTCGACGAGCGCCGCAAGATGTGGCGGCTCACGCCCGCCGCCGAGCGCGTGACCGAGGCGCGCCTGCGCGCCGCCGCCTCGACCCAGATCGAAGAGCTACCCGACGAGGTCATGGTCGAGGTCATGAGCAAGGTCACGCAGCGCTACATGCACGGCTCGCCACTGGTCGCGACGATGCTGCGGCGCGAGTTTCAGTACGGGACGCAGCCGCGATGAGCGGGCGCGTGCGGATCGTGCGAGGCGTCGTGCCGCCCGCCCTGCCCGAACCCGGCAAGTGCGTCACCGTCGAAGAGGCGGCAGAACTGGGCGAAGAGCCGACCGTCGTCTGGGAGATCGAAGGCGTGCCACGGCTGGCGCTGATCGGGGCAGCGCCGACGCCCGAGGGCATCGCCCTGATCGAGCAGGGGGCGCGGCAGAACGGCATCGAGCTAAAGCGGGTGCGATGAGCGAGAGCGAGCAGCAGATTCGCGAGCACAACGCGCGGCAGTCGTGGCTCGACGTCGCGAATCACCTGACCGTCGCGTACGAGGCAGTCGAGCAGGCGCAAGGGTCGCTCTCTGACCTCGGGCTTGACTCGCTCGCCGATCAGTTAGACGCCGTGCACGACGTGCTGCGACGGGCCGCGAGCGACGCGCGCGAAGCATCGACGCCCGAGTGATGCCGTACCTGTACGGGATCGCGGGCGGGCTGATCTTCGCGCTCGGCTGGGCGCTCGGCTACAAGCGCGCGATCGGCGACGTGCGCGACTTCATCTTGCGCGGCAAGCGCCGATGATCCGCGAGCACGACTGGCACGGCATGCCGTGGTACGTGCTGAGCGTCAGCTACCACACCGAGCGGGGTGCGCTCTCAGCCTTCAACGCGCTCGAAGCCGTGGGCAAGCGCGAGCGCGGCAAGCTCGACCTCGGCATCTATCGGCACGGCTACGTCGACGACACGACGGCGCGCTCGATCACCGTCGTCTCGCATCGGCGCGAGGGCATGGCGGTCGCCGAGCGCGTGCTCGCGCGCGGCAGCGATCTCGAGCTCCACCCCGCGAATCTCGACGCGCTGATCGCTCGACGCGCCCGCGTGATCGCCGAAGCGCTCGACGCGAAGGCGCGACCGGGCAGCTACGTGATCAGGCGCGGGCGTCCCGCGAAGGTCAACGCCGACGGCAGCTTCGACGAGTGGGTCGGCGAGGGATGAGCGGGCTGCACTCGTACAAGGCAGCCTCGCTCGCGGTCGGCAGGCGGATCAGGCAGCGGCGTGAAGAGCTAGGGCTGAGCCAGCGCGAGATCGCCTTCGCGGGCGGCTCGTACGCCTACGTGTCGCGGCTCGAACGCGGGCAGCGCGTGCCCTCGCTGGGGATGCTGATCACGCTCGCCGATCGGCTCGACACGACGGCGCTCTGGCTGCTGACGGGTGAGGGCGACGACTTCTGCCCCGTCTGCCAGCGCAACGAGAAGCGCGCCCCGTAGGGCGCGCTCGGTGATCACTCGTGAGGGGCGGCGGCTACTCGGCCTGCCGCTCGGCGCAGGCGAGGCAGAGGCACGGGCGCGGCTCGCCCGAGGCGGGCGCGTTCGTCGCCCGGACCTCGCCGCCTCGCTCGCGCCCCTTCATGCTGACCCCGCAGTCGATGCAGACGTACTCGTGCGTCGTGTCTCGGCTCATCGTCCCTGCCTCTCGTGGTAGCGCGCCCTGCACTCGGCGTACGTGCTCGGGCAGAAGACGTGCCGCGTCACCTTGCCGCAGCCGAGGCAGCGGTGCGGCTTCGCGCGCGGCGGGCGCTTCTTCTCGCCGAAGCCGAAGAGCGCGCCGATCTCGCGCGCGACCTCGTCGTGCCCGTCGTGCTTCATCCCTCGTCGCCCCTCTCGATCGCCTGCTGCAAGTCGTACATCAGGTCGTCGTCGCCCGACTCGCCGTAGCTCCGAAGCCACGACTTGACCTCGTCGCGGCTCGCAAGACCGGGCCTGCCGAAGTGCATGCGGATCGCTCGGCGGTAGTCGTCCGAGACGGTGACGGTGTAGTCGACGCGAACCTTCACGACGTCACCCACGGGATGCCCGTCACACCGGGCACCCCGTGCATCGACTCGTACACGTCACGGCGCTGCTCGGCGTTGAGGCGGCGGCGCACCTTCCAGTCGGCTTGAGTGACGAAGCCCGTGCCGTTAGCGGCGCTGACCCGCACGCCCTCGCTGCCGTCGCCGTAGGTGTGACCGTCGCGCTCGACCGACGCGACCGTGAAGAAGCGCTCGACCGTGCCGTGCCCGCCCATCGTCACGACCCAGCCGACCTCGACCTCGCGGGCGGCAAGCTCGATCACGGTGCGCTCGCGGTACTCGGCGAACGCGGCAGCGCCCGCCTTCGTGTAGGCGAGGCCGCTGCCGTTGCAGCCCCAGCAGCGGTCGCCGTCGCGCTGATTCCACGAATGCCGACCGCAACCGCCGCAGCGGTTGCACTCGGTCGTCTCGAAGAGGTCGCGGTACTTCATGACTGCCGCCCCTCGTCGCCGTACGTCAGCAGCCAGAGCGCCGACGCCTGCCGAAGCCGCGCCTCGCGCTCTTCCGGCGTGGTCGCGTACATGACGCTGCGCTCGACCGCCTCAGCCTCGGCGGTCAAGACCTCGCGCTCGGCCTGCGCCCGCAACGTCTGCCACGGGGTGCGACCGGGCGTGACGCGGTCGGCGAGCTTTAGCTCGTCGTAGCGCGCCTCGATCTTCTGCTCGATCTCGCTCATCTGCTGTACCTCCGTCTCGTTTCCACAAGTGATCATGTGAGAAGTATCGCTGCTCGGGGGTGCTGGGCACATGACCCGTCTGGGGGATATCTCACATGGCGGCTTGTGAGTATTCGCGGGCACGCGCGCGAGCCTCGGCCCGCGTGAGGCAGGCGTGCTTCTCGTGGGCGAGCGCGTCCGAGTACCAGCCGGGGAAGCGCTCGCGGATTGTCTCAGGATCGACCCCGCGCCTGATCGCCTTCGAGAAGGCGTACGCGACGCAGCGGGCCGCGTCGAGGTAGGCGCGGTCGTAGCCCGCCAGCCCGTAGGACTCGAACTGGTCGAGCGCGTACTGCCACGCCTCGACCTCTTCGACCCAGCGCGGCAGCCGCCGCCCGTTGAACGAGTGCCCGAGCACGACGTGCCCGACCTCGTGGGCGGCGGTCGCGAATGAGATCGGCCCGCGCACGTCGGGGATGATCACCGAGCCGTCAGGGTAGGCGACGCCCGTCGTCGCCTTGCGCCTGCCGCGCACCCGCACGCGCTCGCGGCGCAGCAGGTGCTCGGCGGCTTCGTGGTAGCGGCTGGCTCGCGCGTTCACGACGAACCCGCTTTCAGGCAGCGCAGCAGGTCACTCGCCGCCCGTGCCGCCTCGCGCCCGCTATCGCGCACGCTCTTGAGGTACCTCTCGTCGTCGGGCCGCAGCTTCGGCTCGGCGATCCGCTGACGGATCGCCCACGCATTACGCGACGCGCGCTCGGCTGCCTCGTGCATCGCACGCACCTGCGCGTCGAGATCGCGGGCGCTCATCGTGCACCGCCGTCGAAGCAGTCGAGGCAGAGCATGCGCGCGCGGCGCTTGCCTCGGCAGTAGGTGAAGCGCCCGCAGCAGGTGCAGGTCGTCGTGAGCGCGTAGGCGCTCTGCGACCATGCGACCCAGAGGCGGCGCGCCTCTCGTTCGAGTGTCGTCATGGGTGCCTTTCGTGGTCGGGGAATTCAACAAGCACACCCGTATTTTATCGAACGGCGTTGTGGCGATTCGGCGAAAAGCCGCCCGCTTCCAGGGCTTTTCCGACAAAGCCCCTGCAAAAAATTCGCACTTGACACGGGTTTGCGGGTGAGGGCGCTCGCGGTCGCGATCGAGCTTGTGAGCTACCTGCTCGTGCCGCTCGGGATCGCGGCGGCGGTCCGGGCGTGGCTGCTGCGCCGACGGCGCGGGTACCGTCAGCGCGTCGACGTGATCGGGGGTGACACCGTGTACGACGAGACGACCGAGCCAGCCGAGCCAGCCGAGCCAGCCGAGCCGGAGCCCCAGCCCGACGAGGGCGAGGGCGAGGGCGGCGACGAGGCCGAGAGCGAGGGCGAGCAGGGCGGCGATGCCCAGCCCGCGAGCGCCTGAGCCTCGTAGACTGATCCCGAGCAGCGGGCGGCGCGTCGACGGTCACGAGACGACCTCTTCTGCGGCTCGCCGCCCCGCTCGCTTCTGACAAGCGCGCTTGTGTAATATCCCCCGGATGGGTCATACCCCTCGCGCGCGCGTAAGGCGATACTTCTCACATGATCGCTTGTGAGAATTCTACTGGGAGGTACAGCATGAATCGCCCCGCGCACATCACCGATCTTCACGTCGAGCGCGGCGTGCAGATGCGGCGGATCGTCGCCGACGACGTCGCCCGCAAGGGCATGTCGTTCGAGGCGTCGGTCGACGCGCTCGCGGCGTACCTCGGGATCGAGGTCGAGAGCGTGAAGCTCGCGATCGCGATCGCGAATGAGTGGGGCGGCGCTCGATGAGCGCCCCCCGCTTTCACCGCGTCGCCGCTGGCGACTACGAGACGGCTGACGGGCAGTTTCGGCTCGTGCAGCTTGACGGCGGGGCAACCCGCGCGTGGAACGTCGAGTACGGCAATGACTGGGTCAGCGCTCGGGTCGACGAAGACCCCGAGCACGTGACGCCCTACGACTTCGACCTGATCATCGACGGCGCGGCGACGAAGCGCGATGCGCTCGCCCTCTTCGCCGTCTGGTACACGACTGAGAGAGAGGTACAGCGATGAGCATCGACACCTACCACGACAACCCGCGCCGCGAGGCGCACCTGCTTCTGCAAGAGGCGAAGAATGCGATCGGGCTGGGCAAGCCCGAGCTTGCGATCGCGAAGGCTCAGCAGGCGGCGTCGGTCCTGACGCCGCTCGTCGCCCGCTTCGAGGTCGGCGACGAGATCAAGCACCGCGACTCGACGCCCGAGAGCAGCGGCGACTTCGTCGTCGACGTGAAGACCGAGAGCGGCGCGGTCGTGTACACGATCCGCGACTCGCAGGTCGGCGACGACTTCGAGAGCGACGGCAAAGGCTGGGTCAAGTACGACGAGTGGCTGCCGCGCGACGACCGCCCTCGGCGGCACCTGACCGTCACCTTCGACGTGACCGACCTCGACGAGAGCGAGATCGGCGCGCTTGAGCTTGAGGCGGTCGTGCAGGGCGAGTCGTCAGACGGGCACCCCGACGTCGAGGTCGAGAGCAAGCTCACCCCCGAGCCGCTGACCGAGACGGTCACGCGCGAGCCGCGCGATGTGCTCAAGCCCGGTGACGACGGCAGCGGCATCTTCTACGCCGACGACGAGGGCGAGTGGGTCGTCACCGACACGGCGACGCTCTCGCCGCAAGACGCCGTCGACGCGCCCGTGCTCTGGCGCGGCAAGGCTGCCGACGCGCTCGGCGCGCTCGACGCCTACGCCGAGGGCGAGGGCTTCCCGCCCTACTCGGACCTGATGAGCGACCCGAGCCTGAGCCGCGAAGAGCGCGAGGGCTGGGTCGGCCCGGTCGAGGCCGACGGTCGCCGCTGGGCGATCATGACGAACTTCACCGTGTGGGCGGTCCCGGTGGGCGAGGGGCGGTCGTCATGAGCCGCGACCGCGAGAATCTGAGCGCCGCCGAGCGCCGCGAGTACGAGGCGCTGACGGCAGAGCAGCAGCAGGGCTACCGCAGCCTGCGCGAGTCGTCGGTGCCGCACGACGTGAGCATCGCGACCGTCACGGGCGAGCTTCCCGACTACTCGCAGCCCGAAGACGACCTGCGCGAGTCGCCCGCGACCGCGAAGGCCGAGGGCACGCTCGAAGGTGCCGTGCTCGTGCTCAACGCGGCGGGCTTCACCCGCGCCGAGATCGTGTCGATCGTCGACGCGGCGCTGCGCGAGGCGGGTGCGTCGTGAAGTACCGCTACCTGATCGAGCACGGCGTGCCCGACCTCACGGTCGTCGACGGCGAGCTTGTCGAGCTAACGCTCTGCCTGACCGTGATCACGCCCGACGACGACACGGGCAAGACCAACTACGAGCGCTTCGTCGACGTCGAGGCGGCGCAGGCTCGCGCCGTCGAGTACGAGCGCAACCTCAACCCAGAGGTCACGCTCAAGTGGAAGCCCGCGCCCGAGGCGTGGCAGCCCGACGCGCTGCTCGTCTCGCAGTACCTCGACGACGGCGTCGAACCGAATCGAGACGCCTGATGAGCACTATCCCGAGCGGGCTGACCGAAGAGCTTGCGCTCGCGCAGGCTCAGGTCGTCGAGTATCAAGAGCTAGCGCGTGACCTCTGGCGCGGGCGCTACTACCAGCGCGCCCGTCACTACTGGGCGCACGCGAAGATCGAGCGCGAGTACGTCGCCGAGCTTGAGCGGCGGCTCGCAGAAGGCGAGGTACAACGATGAGCAGCACCGAGCATCGCCAGCGCGCCGACGAGCTTGTCGCGCAGGCTCAGGAGATGATCGACAAGCGCAAGCTCGGCGGGCTGGGCGCGCAGCAGGCGACCCTCTTCGCGACGCTCGCGCTTTACCATCAGCGCGAGGCGGATCGGCTCGAAGGCGGTGCGTCGTGATCGTCGTCAACACGGGTCACGGCTACGTGACGAGCTACCGCGAGGCGTGGCAGAGCGACGACGGCAGGCCGGTGCACACGTGGCGCACCGACGGGACCGAGCCGCACGACTTCGGCACGGTCGAGCAGGCGCAGACGTGGGTCGACGGCGTGATGCACCTGCTCACGCAGAAAGAGCGCGACGCGGAAGGCTGGAAGATCGAGCAGGTCGCGTCATGACCGAGACGATCAAGCCCCAGCGCGGGCGACCGAGCGCCGACCTGACGGCGAAGCGGCGGGTGCAACTGATCAAGCTCGCCGAGCGGCTGGGCGTCGCCGAGGCAAGGGCGCGCGACCTGCGGGTCGATATCGGCAGGGCGGCGACCGAGGCAGCCGCCGAGGGCGCGTCGCAGCGCGCGATCGGTGAAGCGCTCGGCATCAGCCAGCAGGCGGTCGCCGAGCTTCTGAGCCGATGAGCGAGCGAGCGCGTCTCAACCTGACGACCGACGACCTCGACGTGCTGCGCCGTCTCAGCGAGGCGCAGCGCGACCTCGGCACGCTCGCCGACGACCTGCTGCTACGTCGACGCGGCACGAAGCGCGCCGAGCGCGAGGCGATCGGGCGCAAGCTCAACGCAGTGAAGGCGTCGCTCAAGTCGGTCGAGCTTCGCCTCGGCGAGTAGACTGCTCAGCGCTGTACCTCGACGAGCGCCGCCCTCAGGCGGCGTTCGTCTTTTCGGGGGTACTCTGCGGGGCGTGACTGAGCTTGCGCCGATCGTGCCCGAGCCGCCTCGCTTGTTACACGCTCGGTCGGAACTGGGCTACACCCCGAGCGTCGCCCTCGCCCTACCCGACGAACCCGAGGCGGTGCCCGAGCAGACGCAGGCCGAGATCACTCGCGAGGCTGCCGTGCGTGATCGCTTGCGCCGCCGACGTGAGGCGCAGCGCGCGCTCGATCAGATGCGGCCCGTGCTCGACGAGCTTGTGCGCGTGATCGGGCTGGAGCTCGGGGCAGAAGTGCGAGCGCTCGTGCGTGACTTCGAGCGCGTCGAGCGCCGCGTCGCCTGACGAAAAGACGGGGCACCGCGCGTCGGTCATAGACGTGACCCGAAGGTGACGTCGTATGCCGAGGGCAGTACCCCGAGCGCGGCACCTTACCCGAGACGACGACGAGCGCCGCAGCGCCCGTCGACGGTGACTTGCTGTCGTTCCCGCTCGTGACGGTAGCAGTGCGGCTCGCCCCGGTGATCAGCGTCTTGCAGGCCGCGCCTTTTCATCTGCACACCTGCGCGCTAGTCTGAATGCGCAGCCCGTGCAGGCATGACCCGAGCACATAGCCCTCGGCGACCGCTAAGCGTTGTAGCCGTAGTGCGCCCTCGGGTCGACACATGAGAGGGACCGATGCCGTACACCGTGCGCAAGGGCAACGGCAAGAAGCCGTACAAGATCGTCAACAAGACGACGGGCAAGCAGGTCGGCTCGTCGAGGTCGAAGAGCAAGGCGCAGAAGAGCGCGTCGATCCGTAACCGCTCGCACTGAGTGGGAGAGGGTGACGACTTCGACGCCGAGGCAGAAGTCGACGCGGTGCTCGCCTCGCTCGCCGAGCGCCTGCGCGATCAGGCCGCGTGCGCCGCAGAAGAAGGGCGGGACGTGCTGGCCCTGCTGCTGCGTGACATGGCCGACCGCATCGACACCGAGCGCCAGCAGTGAGAGCGCGCACCGTCTGCTCGTACCCAGCCTGCCCCGAGCCAGCCGTCGCACGTGGTCGCTGCCGTGCTCACCGCCGCCGCCCGTCGCTGCGCTCGCACTCGTACCGTCGGCTCGCTGCGCAGGTGCGGCGCGAGGCTGGGCATCGCTGCGAGATGAAGGGCTGCGGCGTCTGGGTTCCGAAGGGCAAGGGCGCGGTCGACCACGTCGTGCCCGTCGTCGACGGCGGCAGCGACGGGCGCTGGAATCTCTGGCTGCTCTGCGACGAGTGCCACGCTGAGAAGACCCTCGGCGACAACGCCCGCCGACGCGAGCGCGAGCGCGCGGCTCGGGGGGTGGGGGGGCATCAGTGCCTCGGCGATGTAGGCGCAGGCGCGCCCCCTGCGCGCGAAGAAAAGCCCGCCCGAACTGGCAACGACCGAAAGGCTTGAGCGTGACCGAGCGCAAGCGCGTGAGTCGATCGAAGCTGACGAAGCCGCTCGTCGACGAGCTTGTCGAAATTCTCAGCGCTGGCAACTACATCGAGACGGCCTGCCGCTCGGTCAACCTGCCGCGCGGCACCTTCGACACGTGGCACGCGAAGGGGCGCAGGGGCGAGAAGCCGTACGCCGACTTCGTCGAGCGGATTGATCAGGCGCGCGCGCTCGGCGAGATCGCGAAGGTCGCGAAGGTCACTGCCGCCGCCGACGACGACTGGCGCGCGGCGGCGTGGCTGCTTGAGCGGCAGTACCCGGACCGCTGGGGCAAGGCGAGCATCACCGCGCGCCCGCACCGAGCGACCCAGCCGCCGCCCGTCGAGAAGAAGCCCGAACCCGTAGCCGACGACCCCTTCGGGGAGGTTGACGAGCTTGCCCGCAAGCGCCGCTCGATCGCGAACTGAGCTACCCGCCTTCGTGCGCTTCTGCGCCGCGCTGACGCTCGAAGAGGGCGGGGCGCTCAAGATCGAACCCTTCCAGCGACGGCTACTGGCCGACTACTTCGACGGCGTGCGCGAGACGCTAGTGCTGCTCTCGAAGAAGAATGGGAAGACGACGCTGCTCGCGGCGCTGGCGCTCTGGCATCTGATCCGCACGACCGACGCCGAGTGCGTGATCGGGGCGGCGAGCCGCGATCAGGCGACGATCCTGTACGACCAGGCGGTCGGCTTCATCCGACGATCGGAAGGGCTGCGAGAGCGGGTCGAGGCGAAGCGCGGATACCGCGAGATCAGGTCGACGAAGCACGCGGGCCGCATTCGCGTGCTCGCCGCCGACGTCGACACCGCCGACGGCGTGATTCCGACGCTCGCGCTCGTCGACGAGCTTCACCGCCACAAGTCGGCCGACCTGTACGGCGTCTTCCGCGACGGGCTAGGGCCGCGCAACGGTCAGATGATCACGATCTCGACGGCGGGCGCGCACGAGCAGTCGCCGCTCGGTCAGATGCGCGCCGCCGCCCGCAGGCTGCCCTCGACGCGCAAGGGCCGCTACCTGCACGCGCTCGCCGACGACGGCGCGTACGCGCTGCACGAGTGGTCGCTCGACGAGGGCGACGACGTCGACGACTTGAAGGTCGTCAAGCAGGCGAACCCGGCTTCGTGGCAGACGGTCGAGCGGCTGGCGCAGCGGCACTCGTCGCCGAGCATGCTGCCGTGGCAGTGGGCGCGCTTCGCCTGCGGCATCTGGATCGGTGCCGAGTCGTGGTGGGTGAAGGGCGAAGAGTGGCAGGCGGCGATCTCGAGCTCGGGCTTCGATTCGGGCGAGGCGATCGCGATCGGCTTCGACGGCTCGCGCTTCGGTGACGCGACCGCGATCGTCGGCTGCCGCCTGAGCGACGCCCTGCTGCAACCGCTCGGCGTCTGGGAAGCGCCGCGCGGCGCGCCCGACTGGGAAGTGCCCGCAGGCGCGGTCGACGCCGCGCTCGCGCAGGTGATGAACGGCTACCGCGTCGCGCGCGGCTACTTCGACCCCCCGCTCTGGCAGAGCGAGGTCGACGGCTGGGCGCGCGAGTACGGCGACCTCGCGGTGATGCGCTACCCGACGAACCGCGCGCGCATGATGGGCGCGGTCGAGCGCTTCCGCACCGATCTCGTCGCGGGCCGCATCCCTCACAACGGCGACCCCGTGCTCGCCCGTCACGTGCTCAACGCGCAGACGCGCGAGGCGCGCGGCGGCTACTGGCTGTCGAAGAATTACGACGGGTCGCCAGACAAGATCGACGCGGCGGTCGCCGCCGTGCTCGCGTACGAGGCGCGCTGCGACGCGATCGCTGACGGCGCGCTCGAACCGAAGCGAAAGCGGGTGATGAGCTTCTAATGCCGCCGACACCGATCGAGCAAGCAGCCGCTCTCGACGCCGCGCTCGAAGCGCGCCTGCCGGGGGTGTTGCAGTACGACTCGTACTACCTCGGCGCGCACCGCGTCGCCTTCGCGACCTCGAAGTGGCGCGAGACGTTCGGCGCGCTCTTTCACGAGCTTTCTGACAACTGGTCGCAGCTTGTCGTCGACGCGAGCGTCGAGCGCTTGAAGGTCGAGGGCTTTCGCTTCGGTCCCGAGGGCGATGCCAGCGACCCCGAGGCGTGGGCGCTCTGGCAGGCGAACTACCTCGACGCCGACTCGTCGCTGGCGCACACCGAGGCGGTGAAGAGCGGGCTGAGCTACCTGCTCGTGACGCCGAGCGACGACCCCGAGACGCCGCGCATCACGGTCGAGCATCCGGCGCAGATGATCGCGATGCACGCGCCCGACGATCGCCGCCGCCGCACGTCGGCGCTCAAGCGCTGGGCGCTCGACGAGGGCACGGCGGGCGTGCTGTACACGCCCGAGGCTTTCTACGCGCTGACCCGCGCCGAGAATGCCGACGAGTGGCGCGTCGTCGACGAGCTACCGAACCCGATCGGCGTCGTGCCCGTCGTGCCGATGCTGAACAACCCGACGATCCTCGGCACGGGCGTGAGCGACCTCAACGTCGTCGTGCCGCTGCAAGACGCGATCAACAAGCTGCTCGCCGACCTGCTCGTGAATTCCGAGTACGTCGCCTTCCCGCAGCGCTGGGCGACCGGGCTTGAGATACCGACCGACCCCGAGACGGGCCGCGCGCTCGACCGCGAGAAGTTTCTCAGCAGCGTCTCGCGCATGTGGGTCGCCGAGGATAAAGACGTCACCTTCGGGCAGCTTCCCGAGGCGAGCGGCGAGGCGTACGTGCGCGAGATCGAGATGCTGATACAGCACGTCGCCGCGCAGACGCGCACGCCGCCGCACTACCTGCTCGGCTCGTCGGGCAACTTCCCGAGCGGCGAGTCGCTGAAAGCGACCGAGACGGGACTCGTCGCGAAGGTGAAGCGCAAGCAAGTCACCTTCGGCGAAGCGTGGGAAGAGGCGATGCGGCTCGCCTTCGCCTACCGAGGCGACGAGGCGCGTGCGAACGCGGCGAACTGCGAGACAATCTGGGCCGACCCCGAGAGCCGCAGCGAGGGCGAGCTAGTCGACGCCCTCACGAAGATGCGCACGCTCGGCGTGCCGCTCGAAGCGCTCTGGGAACGCTGGGGCGCATCGCCGCAGCAGATCGAGCGCTGGAAGACGCTGCTCGGGCTGCCTGAGCGCACGCCGCCGCCGAGCGCCGACGGCACCGAGCCTTCACCTGACACCCCGCAACTGCCGCCCGTGCTGGGCGGCTCGACCTAGAAAGCGAGGGCGCGATGCCTGAGCCTTCGACTGCCGAGTCGGGCGCGAGGCCCGAGTCGGGCGCGAGGCCCGACGCAGAGAGCACGAAGCCGCCCGAGGGCGGCGAGCATGACGACGACCGTCGAGACGACGACGATCTCGGCGAAGGCGGCAAGGCCGCGATCGAGCGAATGCGACGCGAAGTGAAGCGCGCGACCGCACGAGCCGACGCCGCCGAGCAAACGCTGCGCGACCGTGAAGACGCCGAGCGCAGTGACGTCGAGAAGCTGACCCGAGAGCGTGACGACGCTCAGCGTCGGATCGTCGACCTCGAACGGGCCGACCGCGCAAAGGCGGCGGCAATCGAGGCGGGCATCCCTGACCTCTGGGATCGGCTTCGAGGCGACTCTGCCGAGGAACTGGCAGAAGACGCGGCAGCTATGGCCGAGCGATTCGGTCAACGCCGCGAGGCGCGCGACCTCGGTGCAGGCGCGCGCGACACCGCACCCGCGACCGGAAACGCTGGGATGAACGAGCGCATCCGGCAAGCGGCGAAGCGGTAGCACGACCCCGGCTCGGGCGCGATGCCCGAGGCGCTGCGACGCGAGGTCGCCCCTCACCTGAATCCGAACCTGAGAGGGGGCACCCGTGCCCACGTACAACAGCATCATTTCTCGCACCGATGCCGACGTGCTGATTCCCGTCGAGCAGGCGACCGAACTGCTCGAAGCGGCAGTCACCGAGTCGGCGGCGTTGCAGCTATTCCCGAAGGTGCCGATGAGCGCGAAGCAGCGGCGCATGCCCGTCGTCTCGGCACTGCCCGTCGCGTACTTCGTCTCGGGCGATACGGGGCTCAAGCAGACGACCGAGGTCAACTGGTCCGGGCTGATGCTCGAAGCCGAAGAGATCGCGGCGATCGTGCCGATCCCCGAGGCGGTGATCGACGACGCGAGCTTCGACGTCTGGGGCGCGATCCGACCCCGGCTCGCCGAGGCGATCGGGCGCGCGCTCGACGCGGCGATCTTCTTCGGGACGAATAAGCCCGCCTCGTGGCCGACGGCGATCGTGCCTGCGGCGACAACGGCGACCAACACCGTCACGCGCGGTACCGCAACTGCGGCGCAGGGCGGGATCGCGGGCGACATTTCAAACGCCTTCGGACTCGTCGAGGCCGACGGCTACACCGTCGACGGCGTCGTCGCGAAGTCGCTGTACCGAGGGCTGCTGCGCAACGCCCGCGACGTCAACGGCACGCCGCTCGCCGAGACGAGCGCGCAGGGAACGATCTACGGCGTCCCGATCGCCTACGCGATGCCGGGACTCTGGCCCTCGACGGCAGGTGCCGACGCCGACGCGATCGTCGGCGACTTCTCGATGGGCATGCTCGGCGTGCGGCAGGACATTACGTACAAGCTGCTCGATCAGGCCGTGATCAGCGACGCGGCGGGCGTCGTTGTCTACAACCTCGCCCAGCAGGACATGGTCGCGATGCGGGTCGTCGCTCGGTACGGCTTCCAGGTCGCGAACCCGCTCAACTACGAGGGCGGCGGCGGGGCGACGCAGTACCCCTTCGCCGTGCTGCTCGGCCCGTAACCGGAAGGGAGATCGCGACATGGCAGACACGCTTGAGACTGCCTCGCTCGACGAGGCGCAAGAGGCGGGCTTTCTAGGGGTGCGGGCCGACCCGACCCCGAACGAGAGCTACACCGTCGCAGGCGTCACTTCGGGCGCACCGACGCCCGAGACGGACGAGGGCGCGAAGAAGGCGGCAAGCGATCGCCGAGCCGAGCTTGAGGCTCGCTTCGGCGGCAACCGCGAAGAGGCGGCGGCACCGAAGGCGACCTCGAAGTCGAGCGCCTGAGAGCCGTTCTAACAGGCTGCCTTGTGGCTGTGAGCTTGCGGTCGCACACGCGCTACGAGGCACGCAGGCGGCGAATGGCGAAGCGGGGGCAACCCGCTCACGGGGTGCGCGCGACGCAGCCCCCGCTTCGCCCCGCCCGAGAGGGGAACCGATGAGCACGATCGAGATCACGTGGTCGCCGACGCCCGACGAGGTCGCGCGCCTGCTGCGCGCGCGCACGAAAGACTCGAACGGCACCGAGCTAGGCGAGTGGACTGACGACACCCGCCCGACCCTCGTCGACGTCGAGGCGATCATCGAGCAGGCGGTCGAGCTTGTCGCGGCGACGACGGGGCGAGCGATCGCCGAGCCGTGCTCGGAAGGGGCGCATCAGTGCGCGGGGCTGCTCGCCGCGATGCTGGTCGAGCTGTCGTACTTCCCTGAGCAGGTGCGCAACGACCGCAGCGCTTACGTCGAGTACAAGCGCCTCTACGACGACGGGCTGGCGAAGGTCGTCGAGTGCATCGAAGAGGGCGGCGGCGGCGGCACCGACCGCCC